ACTACAACTGGTACAGGGACTTATACCCTTGCTGGAGCCGTAACTGGTTTTGAAACATTTGGGTCGGTCGGCAATAGCAACACAACATATTATTGTTGTACAGACGGAACTGATTTTGAAGTTGGAGTAGGAACGTACACTTCTAGCGGTACGACTTTAGCTAGAACGACAATATTACAGTCTAGTAATAGCGATAATGCGGTTAACTGGAGTAGTGGTACTAGACAGATATTCTGTACGCTTCCTGCGGAAAAATCTGTTATTTTAGATAGTAGTGGTGATTTAACCTTAACAGGTGATACCTATAATATAGTTTGGGATAAATCAGCCAGTCAGTTAGAGTTTCCTAACAATGCCACACTTGCATTTGGTGATGCTGATGATTTTACCATTCACCATGACGGTACTAATAGTATTATAAGAGATACCACTGGGCATAATCTTTGGGTTCAAACAGATGGGCATATAATTTTATCAAAGAAAAATGCCGCTGAATATTATGCTATATTTTATGACGATGCTGGAGTTGCTTTATATTACGATAATGTACAAAAGTTTCAGACTTCTTCTGACGGTATTTATGTTACAGGTGACATCACAGCCAAAACTTCAGATGGAGCAATCCTTAAACTACAAACAAGTCATACTACTGTAGACGATGGAGATGTATTAGGTGCAATAGAATTTTCTGCTCCTGATGAAGGTAGTGGTTCGGATGGTGATGCAAGATTACTTGCGGCTTCTATTTCAGCGGAAGCCGATGCAAATTTTGATGATACGGAAAATAAAACTGATTTAGTTATTAAACTAGGAAAATCTGAAGCGGCTGTAGAAAGAGCTAGGTTTTTACATGAAGGTGGATTGCTCCTTACAGGATATGACACTGATTCTAATCCTGACCCTTCACTTTCTTTAAGGAGAGATACAGCAAGTCCTGCTGATGGTGATTTTATTGGTAGTATATACTTTTATGGTAAAAATTCGGCAGATGCTTACTTTACCTATGGAGCTATTTTAGCAGTATCTAATGATGTTACTAATGGTACAGAAGATGGTAAGTTAATATTTAGAGTTGGTGACGCAGGAAATGAAGCTTGGTCTGGTTCTGCAAATAATCTAATAACATTAACTCCAGATACTATAGCTTTTGATGCGTCAAGTGGAACAACCTTTGGAGGTCATGATATATCTTCTGTAGGGGAGATTAGTGCGTCAACATTAAGGTTAACAAGTACTACTGATCTTTCAGTTTCATCAACTGGTCATGGGTTTCAAGTAGGTTCTTCTAGTAGTACTAATATTTCGATTGATAATAATGAAATTATGGCTCGTAACAATGGGTCTACAAACACTCTTTATCTCAACTTTAACGGTGGAGC